CGATGTTTTGTGCCAGCTCCAGCCAGTAGGGGTCGCCCTCGATGTGGATAGGCTTGCGGAGGATGGCGCCAGCAGCGGTTTCGATCAGGCGGCTGGTGTACGGGCTGAGGACGCTGCGGTCGACGCGGGTTTGGTAAGCGTCGTCGTCTTCTCGGGGTTCTTGCGGGAGGTAGGTCTCGCTCAAGTCGCGGATGTAGTTGGTGCCACGAGTGACGGCGGCCATGACGCTCCAGTCGGGCATCATGGCGATGACGTCTAGGCTGCGGACGAACGGGGATTCGCTGACTACAGCTCCAGTTGGTGGGATGTTGGCGCTGTAGACCACGGCTAGGCTCCTACTTTGTACTTATTTTGGCAGAGAGTCACCACTTAGTTTTAATCATCGTCGTCTTCCTCGTCATCGGGATCAGAGATTGGCACCAGCACTTCGATGCCTTGGGCGAGCATTGCTACGAAACCGCCAAGGATTTCTGGGTTTTGGGGTGATTTGAAGACGAATGTGGCGTGGGTGAGGCCGTCTTCAGCATCAATCTCAATGTGAACACAGCCCCCATTCACTGTTTGGATTGCCATTAGCCGTGATAAGCAACAGCGATGTGGGGAACCACAGTGGGGGTTCCAGAGCTGATGGAGTCGATACGCATACGGATCTTGGCGGCAGGTTTGCCATCGTAGAAATAGACGTATTGGCCGTTGGAGTTGATGGTTTTGCTGGTGTCGATGGTGAACCAGTTGCCGTTGCCGTTGAAGCTGCACTCCAGGGCAAGTTGGAAGTTGGCGCCGCCGGTGACGGTGGCCGCAAAGGTGTAGCTAGCAGACTGAGCGGGCACTTCAATCCAGTCGTTTACAGCGGTCAAGTTTGCGCCGGTGTATTCGACGATGTTGGTGAAGTGGTCTTTAGCGGTGATTGCTTTGGCGGCCATGATTTATCTCCGGGTTATTTGCGACCTTTAGGTCGCTTGGCGGTTTTGGCGGCTGCGCGGAAGGCAGCAGCGGTGGGGGCACCTTTAGTGCCAGGCTTGCGCATTTTTTCGCCGCTGCCAGCGGCAATGCGCTTGCGCTTTGCCTGGATGTTGGCGTAAAGGCCGGGGTCGCCGGGTTTTTTGCGTGCCATCGGTCTACTTCTTGCGCTTTTTGCGGGTCATGCCAGCCTCAGACATGGCAATCGCCACGGCCTGCTTGCGGTTGGTTACTTTTTTGCCCGAGCTGGACTTGAGTGCGCCAGATTTATACTCTAACATCACTTTTTCGACCTTCTTTTGGCCTTTGGTGGGCTTTTTTGCCGCCATTGTGTGCCAGCAAGGGGTGTTACCACACACGATAGGACGTTTTGCCGAGACTCTCTGGCTTGGCCAAGTTGAAGGTTTGAAGGCATAGATAACCGAGCGCGTCAAAAGCGTGGTCTACGCCAAGGTTTTTGTTGGGGAGGCCTGTCCCAGGGGAGTAGGTCAGCGTGCGAAGGGATTTGATTAGTTCTTTGCAGCGCGGGTGGATGAACAGGCGGCGGGTTCCAGTGGCGTCGAGGAGGGCGGTGTTGACGCAGGTGATCTTGTCGCGGATTTTCCAAGGGTTGCGTGGGCTGGAAACGGTGAAGCCGCTTTTGCGGAGGATGTTGTGGTCGGTGGCGCCAACGCCGCTGGTCTTGCGGGCGCCGCCTGTGGGGTCGGGGCAGGCGATAATTCGGCGCTCCACGCCATAGCGGGACTGGATTTCTTCGCATAGGTCCCAGGTGGTGGCGCCGCCGGTCATGATGATTTCGTCGAAGACCCAGAGCACGTCGCCTTTTTTCACTGCGCAGACGGCGCTCATTGGGTCCACGTTGAAGTCCACCCCAAGTAGGAGGGGTAGGACGGGGAGATCTTGGACTTGTTTGTCGATGTTGTCGTCGCCAAATGAGATTGCGACGAGACCGCTGAGATTCTCGAAGCTGGCCTCGAATTCTTGGCGGAAGGTGCGCGGGTCGAGTTGGGCGCGGGCGGCTTCGATTTCTTCCGGGGGGACGTTATCGCCGTCGATTGTTGTGAATTGCCAGCGGCTCCAGTCCTTGTCGCCGCTGTCGGCGTATTGCCAGAGTTCGTAGAACCAGCTAGCGGTGCCGTCCGGGGTGGAGATAAATAGTGCCCAGCCTTGTTTGTCCGCGAGGGCGGGGCGGATCACCTCGAACCAGACCTCGGCGTCCATGAAGGCGGCTTCGTCGAGTACCACGCCGGCCAAGCTGCGGCCGCGCAACGCCATTGCGTTTTCAGTGCCCTTCAGTTCGATGGTTGAGCCGTTCACCAGCTCGATCTTGAGGTCCGTTTCGTTCTTGGCCTTGATCCAGGCTTTCGGAACGAGGCGTTTCAGGACTTTCCAGGCAATGTCTTTCGCCATCCGGTATGTAGGGGCGGCATAGAAAAAGGTTTCGCCCGGCCTTTCGATCGCCCCACGCAATAACTCGATACATGACAGGTAACTTTTGCCGAATCTTCGGCCAGCTACTAATACTCTGAAGCGTTTTCGGCTGGAAAATACCTCACCTTGGGCGTAGCGAAGGGTGAGTGCTCCAGCAGAATCGGGCATTTTTGGGGGTATAGGTACCTTCTAGGGTATTACAGGAATCGAACCCCTGCCCCGGTGTAGTACAGAAGAAGGAATTGAGGATATGTCAGTAGGTTCCCTGGGTGCCGCCCACGGCGCAAAAAAGCCGGAGGTAACCCCCCGGCCTGTGGTGTGCTAGAGTAGTGCCCAGGCGGTGAGCGCGGCGAGCGTCGCCCATAGGATCCGCTGCTGTTGCTGCAGCCGTTCGATGGTGGCGGCCTGATGATCAGTCAGCTCCAGTGCGGCTGAGATGATCTCTGGCTTGCTGGAACGTTCGGTGATGGTGGGCATGGTGTGCCTGCATTGCTCCCGTATTGTAGCACAGCAGAGCCGCGCAGTGCGGCCCTACTGTAACACAGTGTAACATCAGCAGAACTTATCTGCCGAGCACCACGAGGCGGCATTCAGCAGCGGAGCGACCGGCAGACTCACAGCGTGCCAGCTGGTTTGCGTTGTCGGCGCCCATCGCGAGCACACCGCAAGCGGTGAGCAGTGCGGCCAGGGTCAGGAGGCGGTTGGTCATGGGAAGCGTGGTGAGCTTACATCCCATTGTTGCACACTATCGGCGGTTTGCCTAGCCCTGGCGCTTGTCTTCCACGGTGATATTCAGCGTGGGTGCAGCGGCTGCCTGTTGCTCTGGCGCAGCCTCTCCAATCACTGCGCCCATATCCTTCAGCAGCATCGCCACAGTCTGCAGCTGGCCCTTCCTGAGAGCCTTATGCACGGTCGCCAGGCGCAGCGCCTGTATTTGGTTTAACAATGTCGCGCGGGTTTCCGTTTGCTCCGTTGTTAAAAGCTCTGTGGCGCGTTTGTAGTCTCTGTGAGCCGTGATTTCAGACACGCCGAACCGATCCATCACTCTCTGCTGGATCTGCCTAACTGTGCCACCCTCCAAGATGCAGCAGTAGGCAAAGTTCATGCGCTCGTCCATCCGAACTTGCGAACCCTTACCACCACGCCACCGTTTGGTGGGATCGTTCGCCACCGTGAGCGGTTCGTTCTTTACATCTTGTGCCTCAGAATCGGCCACGTTAGGATCACAAACCCATTGGTCCCATGCTAACCTCTTGCGCCGACAAAAAAGCCCGGCGCTAAGGCCGGGCCGTTGATCGGTAGGGGTGCCAGTCAATAAGACGGCAAGACAAACGCTACGGTGCACGATCCGACCGGGCGAAGCTCGAACCCCTCGCCGTGCTCGAACGTCCGGCACCGGCAACCTGTCAGCCCCAGTGCAGCCTTGGCAGCGGTCACAATCTGCCGACGGCTGGCATCCTGTGGCAGCGCCAGCTGATCACGCCGAACCCAGCTGTAGTTAGCCTCGCCGCCGAACGTATCGGTCAACTCGACATCCCAAACGGTCATGGCGTTAAGCATTGTTCAGCCCTCCAGGTCGTTTGTCTTGCTGAAATAATCCGCCACGGCAAGCCAGACCTCTAAGCCCGGATACTGGCAAGCGGTAAAGTCGATCTCACCGCTAGCCGTAACCTCTAGGCGGGTTCCCCAGTACGTGCCAGGCACAAGCAGTTCGGCACTGCGGCAGCGTCCGGGCCAGCTGCGCAGAACTGCCAGCCGCTGGCGGTCACGCTTGCTTTTGTCGTTGCGCCAGGCCCGCACTTCATCGGCGCGGGCGTAGCGAGGGTCGAAGTAATCCTGTTGTCTGATGGTGGCGTGGCGGCTGGCGTAGGCCAGCAGATCCTGAACTGTTGCCATGGTTTGAGCCTTAGGGTGGGGTCTCGTGTGAAACAATAGCGCCGGCAGGTGCCAGCCGTCAAGCAAGTGGCGCGACCAGTGCTCCAACAGATCCGTCCGGCCACGGGTAGGACTCCCGGCGCCATTCCTGATCAAGCGGCAGCAGTGCCAGGCCGGTTAGCCCCACGAGATCCAAGCGGTCGATTCCTGCGGCGATCCGCTCCAGTCTGATGTAGGCGCCAGTGCTCAGGTCCTGCACTTCCCATTCCTCGCCGGCCATTTCGCGGCAAGCGTTGAAAAGCTCCAGCAGATCGCGCTCCAGCTGATCATCGGGCAGGGAGTCCAGCTGATCATCTGCCCAATACTTCGCGGTGCTGGGGCCGTAAGCGTTACGCTCCAGCACGTCCACAGGACAATAGGCAGCCAGCTGATCTCGGATTGCGTCGCGCCACTCTGACGCGTAGCAGTCTTGCCAAGCACGGTCGATCTCTTCCAGTTCCAGCGTAAAGTGCTCGTCTTTAGAGATCAGCGAGTAATGCTCCAGTGCTTCAACGGTTTCGATGACGTCAGCCGGAACCCGCAGCAGATCCAGCACAACGCCTTCGCCGTTCCAGCCGTAACCGACAGTCAAGATGCCGCCTAGGGGATCGGGTGTGCTGGCGGGATCGGTTAAGACGTTGAAATTAGCCTTGCCCACTAGGCCGGTGCTGGCGTAATCGCTCCAGCCGCAGTAGGTGGGCACGAAACCGAGGGAGACGCCGCGCCAGCGCTCGGATAGGCAGGTTTCGAGATGGCGCTCTGGGGTCTGGTGCCAGGAGCCGAAACCATCGCGCTCGGGTTCGCCGTCTCGGATCAGCAGCCAGTGGCCGGAGCATCCGGCGAGACGATCAATACGCTCCAGCAGAGCGGGGCTGGCTTT